GAATTTTTAGATGAGGCTGGGGATTGGTGGCATCCAGATCCTAAGAAGGATCGTAAGATTAGTGGATCTGCCAATAAGATGAGAGCACGTGAAGATCGTGGGGATAATACATCAGTACAGAAGAAACCAGATTATAGTAAAAGATTAATGCCAGGTGAGACATATATGCAATTTGCTAATCGTAAGAAAGCAGGAAAATGAATTGGTTTGAGTATTGGATTGGTCATTGCTGGATGAGTGGGTGGCAATCTATCAGAGGGGCATATAGAATATGGTCTGATTTAATGAGAGGGAATTATAAGGATTATGCATTACTCAAAGAGGATGATCCTTACACAGAATGTCTAGAATGGTTCTGGGTGTCACTTGGTGAGGACAATACTTATCCCAGGGAGTTTCTAGACTATCTGCAACAGATGGTTGAAGATATTGAATCTGGTAAGGTAGAAACAATACCTTTTACAGAGGATACTATGAAAGAATTGGAAGATCTTATAGGATCTTAAAAGTCTCTATCATTATGTGGGGGCTTTATCTCTAACATAACATGAAGTATAATTAAATCAACTAAAGGAGTATTATGAAAGGACAATGGTGTTATTTTAGATCAAAATTACCAAAAGAATATTGTGATTCATTGGTTAAAAGATCCGAAAATATACAATATGAAGATGCTACTATAGGAGTAGAGGGAATTGTAAAGGATTCAAGTAATAGAAAAACAGAAGTGGCATGGGCATTTACCCATGATTATCCAGATCTTCATAAAGATCTTTGGGAACTATGTACCATTGCAAATAATGAATGGTTTGGATTTCATATAGATTCTTTACCTTACATTCAGTTTGCCAAATATAAATCCGAAAAGGAATCTTTTTATAACAAACATCAGGATGTATTTTATTTGAATAACAGTCCAAAACATAGAAAACTTACTTGTGTAGTTCAATTAACTGATCCAAGTGAATATGAAGGAGGAGATCTTGAGTTATTTGAGTGTGATAGTTATCCTGATAGAAATGAGATAAGAGAACAAGGAACAGTTATTATTTTCCCATCTTTCATCTATCATGCAGTAACTCCAATAACTAAGGGAATACGATATAGTGCTGTTGCATGGTTTGAAGGTCCTAACTGGAGATGACTTGACCAAGAATAAATAAGGTAGTATCATTGACTTGATACACGTGTATATCAAACATTGAAAATTTTATGGCAAAAGGATTTACAGTAAAGGCAAAGAATCCTCCTGAAGATGTAGAAGAACCCCTTTATAATCTTGAGGAGTGTAAGGAACGCATTAGGGGTAAGAAAATTGTATTTTGTTTACCAGGACGTGGGGTATCATATATCTTTTTGAAGAACTTTGTGCAACTTTGTTTTGATTTAGTTCAAACAGGTGCCAGTATTCAAATTTCACAAGATTATAGTTCAATGGTGAACTTTGCAAGATGTAAGGTACTTGGTGCCAATGTTCTTGCAGGACCAGATCAACTTCCTTGGCAAGGACGTCTGGAGTATGATTATCAACTCTGGATTGATAGTGACATTGTATTCAATGCTGATGCCTTCTGGGGACTGGTGCAGATGGATAAGGACATTGCTTGTGGTTGGTATGCAACAGAGGATGGTAGAACCACTTCAGTTGCTCATTGGTTGGATGAAGATGATTTCAAGAACAATGGTGGTGTCATGAATCATGAGATGGTTGATACTATTTCTAATAGAAAGAAACCATTCACTGTTGATTATACTGGATTTGGTTGGGTACTGATTAAGAAAGGTGTGTTTGAGCATCCTGAAATGAAGTATCCTTGGTTTGCTCCTCAGATGCAAGTCTTTGATTCTGGTGAGGTTCAGGATATGTGTGGTGAAGATGTATCATTCTGTCTTGATGCAATTCGTAAATGTGACTTTGAGATTTGGTGTCATCCAAAAATTAGAGTAGGACATGAAAAAACAAGAATTATATAATATTCTTTGTGAAGGAAGAATCATTTACAAAGATTTAACAGAAGAAAATATGTTTGAGGTAATGGATGAACTGTCTCAACAATATTATGAGACAGGGGTTCCCAAACCAGAGGACATTATGGTAGAATTAGTAGGTATTGAGGATTAAAAATTATGGCAAAGCGTCCTTCTCTCACTGGTGGTCAGAAGATTGAATCAAAACCCAAGACAACTCGTCAGGGTCGTTCTAAAAATACTAATCTTTCTGCAACTTCTAGAAATGGTGCAAAGAAAAAATATAGAGGTCAAGGAAACTAAATAAACCAAGAAGGGTTGTTCTTATGTATTGTCTAGACTCTAAAGATGAGTGGGCAATTATACATGAGGATGACCTTTGGGTTTATAATAAACTAATCATTGCAAAGAAATCTGGGCATCTCTGTGGACCTACAGGGGTGCCTGTTTCACGTAAAGGGTATTATGTAGTCAGACCTATCTTCAACCTCCTAGGAATGGGACGACATGCTAGAATAGAGTGGATTGATGGATATACAGATCACTTTCATCCATCAGAATTTTGGTGTGAAGTGTTTCATGGAGAGCATCTTAGTGTTGATTTCTACCATAAAGAGAGTAAACTAGTTGTAAAGGGAGAAAGGCATCCAACAGATCCGCTCTATAAGTGGTTAAAGTGGGAAAAAATTGATAAGGAAGTAGAATTTCCTGAAATTTTGAACAATTTAAGCGGAAACTATGAGTGGATTAACTGCGAGTTCATTGGAAATAAGTTAGTAGAGGTTCATTTTAGACAAAATCCTGATTTTAGATACGGAAATAGTATTGCATACCCTATCTGGGATGAGGAAATTGAGCAAGAAACAACCAATTATAGATATGTTAAGGATGGAGACTATCTAAGAAAGGGATTTTATATTGATTAAGGGATAGTAACCCCTTAAAAAGTTCTAATTCACACTAGAATTAGTAAATTTATGTCAAACTTACCTGTAGATAGAGACAAAAATTACATGTATCAAATGTGGGGGACCACAAATTTAGTCACTGATTACAATGCAAAGATTGAAAAGAGAACAATTCAAGAAATTATGCATGATGACATTGGAAAAAGGCATCTTTTAAAGGAGCAAACAGAACTTCATCAGAAAATTCGTAATGATGAGGACTATGATGATTGGGAATATGGTACTGAGCCAACATATGGCAAACCACAATAAATAAATATAACCTATTTACTGGTGTAAAGTGCCTGTACAGAATGTATCCAGATCATTCAAAGATATCAGTTTGTCATTTTTAAGGCATCCTGTTACAAATGACATTGCTGTGCTTAAAAATGAGGATGCTATTAAAAGATCAGTGGTCAATTTAGTCAGAACTAAAATTGGCGAAAGATTTTTTAACTCTTTATTAGGTTCTAATGTTGAAGGATATCTGTTTGAATTAGCAAATTCTGATTTGGTTGATCCAATTCAAGAAGAAATCACAATATTAATCAATAACTTTGAACCTAGAGTTAATTTGAGGTCAGTTAATGTGGAATTATTGATAGATGATAATGAATTGAATGTTAGCATAGTCTATGACATAGTAGGTCTGCCAGTTCCAACACAAGCAATTTCCTTTATATTACAACCAACAAGGTACTAATGGCATTTACACAGTTTACAAATCTGGATTTTGACCAGATTAAGACATCTATTAAAGATTACCTGAGAGCAAACTCAACCTTCACTGACTTTGACTTTGAAGGTTCAAACCTTTCTATCTTAATTGATATCTTAGCCTATAATTCCTATTTGGTTTCCTATAATACCAATATGGTTGCCAATGAGGCATTCTTGGATGGGGCAACATTAAGAGAGAATGTTGTCTCATTAGCAAGAAACATTGGTTATGTTCCCCTCTCCAGAAGGGCAGCAAGGGCATCCATATCCTTTACCCTCACAGGTATCCCAAATACTGTTCAGGATGCCATTCTAAAGGCAGGAATTGTATGTACAGGTAATCTTAATAATACAAATTATATCTTTGCTATTCCAGAAGATATTACTGCTGGTGTTGTGGATGGATCTGCAACATTTTCTAATATTGAAGTTTATGAAGGAACTTTACTGACTAAGAAATTTGTTGTAGATACATCACAACCAAATCAAAAATATATCTTACCCAATGCTTTTATAGACACATCAACTATAAGAGTTAAAGTTAAAAATACTCCATCAGACACCACAACAGAAGAATATAAACTTGTAGATAACATTATTGATATTGATAATGAGTCTCAAATCTTCTTAATCCAAGAGATTGCAGATGAAAAATATGAATTATTCTTTGGAGATGGTATATTTGGCAAAAAATTAGAAAATAATAATGAAATTACAGTAACCTATATTACTACTAATGGTAGGGAAGGAAATGGTGCAACATCATTTACTTTCTCAGGAACAGTCTTAAGTTCAGATGGTGATAACTTATCAAGATATGCTTCTACTGTAATTACAGAGGAAGCAGCATCTAATGGCGATGAGATTCAAACCATTGATTCTGTAAGGTATTATGCTCCTAGACTTTATGCTTCTCAGTATAGAGCAGTAACAGCAAATGATTATGAAGCAATTTTAGCATCAATCTATCCAAACATTGAATCAGTAACTGCATATGGTGGAGAAGAAATGTCTCCTCCTCAATTTGGAAAGGTATTTCTTGCAGCAAAACCAAAGAATGCAGAGTTTCTTTCTGAATATACAAAAGAAACTTTAGTAGAATCTCTCAAAAAATATTCAGTTTCAGGCATACAAGTTGAATTTGTTGATGTTAATGTAGTTTATATTGAATTAGAATCATCTGTTTATTATAACAACAATCTAACAAACTCTCCAAGTGATCTAAGAGGTTTGGTAATATCTTCACTAGACAAGTTTTCATCTTCTACAGACCTCAATAAGTTTGGAGGAAGATTTAAATATAGTAAGTGCTCAAGTACAATAGACAATACTAGTTCTGCTATAACATCAAACATCACAAAAGTAAGAATTAGAAGGAATGTAGGGGTTACATTAAATGAACCTACAAAGTATACTGTGTGCTTTGAAAATGCTTTTAATGTAGCAAATAAGAGTCATAATATAAGATCTAGTGGATTCAGAATAAATGGATCAAATAGAACTCATTATATTGGGGATTCTCCCAATTCAAATCTAAAGAAGGGAAGATTATTTTTGTTTAGATATAGAAATGAAAAAGTAGAAATTGTTTCTAATAATATTGGTAGTATAAATTATGAGACAGGTGAAATTAATATAGATAATATAAATGTTTCTTCTACTGTAGTTCCCAATAATATCATACAGATTGATGCAATTCCACTATCCAATGATGTGATTGCCAAAAAGACAGTTTATTTAAAACTGGATGTTGGATCTAGTAATATATCAATGGTAAAAGATTTAATTTCTTCTGGTGAAAATTCTTCAGGCAGTAGATTTATTGTAGAATCAAGTTATTTTTCTGATACAAAGATAAGAGTCTAAAATGAATAAAGAAAATAAAGTAGTAAAAATTAGTGATGTAATTGAAAATCACATACCAGAATTTTTAGTATCAGAAAATCCAAATTTAGTAGAATTTCTAAAGCAGTTTTATATTTCTCAAGAATTTCAATCTGGTCCAATTGACCTAGTTGAAAATCTTTTAGACTATAAAAATATTGAAAGTTTTGACAATACTAATCTAAAGTCTGAAACTACTTTAACCCAAGATGTAGGTTATTTTGACGACACCATCTACGTAGAGTCTACTCATGGTTGGCCAGATTCATATGGCCTGTTGAAAATCAATAATGAGATAATTACATACACACAAAAGACTAATACTTCTTTCATTGGATGTGTAAGAGGATTTAGTGGTATAGACTCTTTACATCAAGATATTAATAAAGAGTTTTTAAATTTCACTCAGTCTGATATAGAGGAGCATAAGGGACCAACTTCAGAAAACAACGTCCAAACTCCTGGTGATACTGTTACCAATTTAAGTATTTTATTCTTACTTGAATTCTTTAAGAAAATTAAGTATCAATTTGCTCCAGGATTTGAAGAAGTAGAGTTTTCTCCAGAAATTAATGCTCCAAACTTTATTTCTAATTTAAGATCTTTTTATGAATCAAAGGGAACTGATAGTGCATATAAAATCTTATTCAAAATTCTTTTCAATGAAAAGGTAGAAGTAATTAATCCATTTGATTACACATTCAAAACTTCAGATGACAGATGGGTTGTATGTGAAACTTTTGTATGTGAACCAGTAAGTGGTGATCCTACAAAAATACAAGGTCAGACCTTGTATCAAGATGCTACAGCAGATAATAGAATTTTAGAAGCAAATGGATCAATTTATAGTATAAGCAAGTTTTCTTATAAAGAGCAAAATTTCTATAAAATCAATATTTTCTCAGGATATTCAAATAACCTCAACCCTAAAGGTGCTATTAGTGGAGAGTTTGTTTCTACTCCAAAGACATATTTGGTAGATCCTACTACTTCTGGATCAGAAACTATATTTGTCAATTCTACAATAGGATTTGAATCATCAGGAACAATTTTTATTAATGGATTAGAAGTATCCTATTCAGATAAAACTAATAATCAATTTTTAAATTGCTCAGGAATAACTGAGGATATCCCCACAAAAACTGCAATTTATGGGGAAAACTATGTTTATTCCTATGAGAATGGAGATTCAAATTTACAAGTAAAATTAAGAATTTTAAATGTTTTATCAGATTTAGATGAAACTAATGCAAGATATGCTTATAATGGTGATGAATTTGAAATAGAAAATTTAGGAAATCTTAAAGAGAATACTTTTACAGGATCTTTACTTTACAATTTACCATCAACAGTATACTGTGGAAAAATTGTTAGGAGATTGAGAGATGGTAAAGTTGGAGTAGGTATAAATGATGGTGTATGTAGATCAAACTACAAGCATCACTTAAGAGATAAAGATCGTGTAGATCTTTATATTTTAAACACAAAAGAAGTAGTAGCAACAGATGTTTTAGTTACAGTATCATCTAATCAACAGTATCAATTTTCATTTGATACTTCTACACTAAATGACTATATTGGAAAAAATTTAATTGCAAGAAGAAAATTATTTAAGTCAAATTCTCTTACCTATCCTGAAATTCAATCTAAATTTATAGCAGATGTACAGGATTCTTACACTGACTCAAAAAATAATTACATAACCTCAAATGGATTCCCAAGATTTTCAATAGAACCATATAAAAGAGAATTTAATTTTACCATAAATTCTTCTGATTATCAAACTTTAGTAGGAAATCATAATTTTTATGATGGTGAGGAGATTAGTGTAGTAGATTTTACAATATTTGGAACCTATGATAACTTAGTTGGTATTAATACTGGAGTATCATATTTTGTCAAAAAAGTAAATGAATCATCAATAAAATTAGCATACTCTAAAGAAAATGTAGGTCTATCAGATTTTCTAAGCTTTGTAGAATTAGTCAATCCTCCAGTAGATAATACAGTTTCTGGATATGTAGAAACATTTAGATTAATAGACAACGATTTATATGCTAATGATCTAACATCAAGCAAGTCATTAAAGTCTATTCCAAAAGAATTATCTTCTGGAACATCTCCAGTAGAAACTTCTCCTGGTCCAATAGGAATATTTGCAAATGGAATAGAGATACAAAATTATAAATCTTATGACAGAATTTATAATGGCAAGATTGAAAAAATAAATGTTTTAAATCCTGGAGAAAATTATGATTTAAATAATCCCCCAAGATTTGCTATATCTGGAGATACTGAAACTATATTACTTCCACAATTAACTGGAAAAATTGAAGAGATTGTAGTGAAAGATGGTGGTTATGATTATGACAATAACACCATCCCGTCATTTAAAATTCTTGGTGGAGGATCTAATGAAAAGTTGAATTTAAATGTATCTATGAGGGCTCTTCCAAGAGAAATTGATTTCAATTCTTCTTCTGTTGGTGGGGTAGTTGATACTGCAAACAATAAATTTATCTTTAGCAGTCCTCATGGATTAGTTCAAGGGGAAGGAGTTGTTTATAATAATTTCAATTATACTGGGGTTGGTATAGGTTCAACTAGTGGAGATGGAACTCTATCTAATGGAGCAATTTACTATATCTCTGGAGTATCAACTGCTGGAGCAGGAACTTCTTTTAGTTTAGCATTTACAAAGAATGATGCAAACCAAGGAATCAATACTATCAATTTAAGAGAATATGGATTGGGTATCCATAGATTTACTACATTAGAAAAGAAAAATAAAATTGAGTCCATTACTGTATCTAATAAAAACAATAATTTTAAGTATAAGAAAATTTTCTGTGATTATACAGGTGTCAATCATTATGATAATGTTTTCATAATTCAAAATCATGAATTTAATGAAAATGATGAAGTGTTGTATTCATATACTGGATCACAGTTATCTGGAATAAGCACTTCATCATATTACTATGTCAAACTTATTGATGAAAATCAATTCCAAATAAAAACATCAAAAACTTCTACAAGTGCTGTTAATTTTGGATCTTCAAATGAAACTTCTATTCATTACTTTGAGTACTCACCAATCAGAGTAGAAATTTCTTCTAGAAGGTTTAAGAAAGGTGCTGTTGGTAAGGATGCAGTCTTAGTACCAGTTGCATTAGGTTCAGTGACTGATGTTTTAGTAGCAAAGTCTAAAGATGGATATGGTTACAGTGAAATTTTAAATTTCAATGATGCTCCAGAAGTAAAGG